CTCGCCGACATGTACCGCTCGCACGGGCTCAAGATGCTCCCGGTCCACGCGCAGCACTCCGAAGAGACGCCCATGCCGTCGTCGCGCACCAACATGACTTCGGTCGAAGCCGGGCTCCAGGAGATCCTCGCCCGAATGCAGGAAGGCCGCTTCAAGGTCTTTTCCATCCTGCACGAGTGGTGGGAAGAGTTCGCCATGTACCACCGCAAGGACGGAAAGATCGTCAAAGAGCTCGACGACCTGATGGACGCCACCCGCTACGCGATGATGTCGCTTCGCTACGCCCGGGTGCGCCGCCGTGGGGTCAACACCTTCCCGGCTGTCCTGCCCGCCTACGACCCGTTCGCACCGCGGGTTGCCGCTCGCTACGATCCGACGCAAGATCACCGTGAAGTCGCCGACTTCTCGGCCGTATCCAACGTCGGGAGAATCCACTGATGGCGACGCAGGATGCAGCCCTCGCGGCGAGAGAGAGGACACGGAGCCTCAACGTGCGCGAGAGCAACCGCGAGCGTCTGCTTCGGCAGACGGGCTCCGGGAAGGGGCTCGCCGCGAGCCTGATCTCGAGCATGTCGCGGCCCATGTCGACTTCGCAGGGTGGTACGACACTTCTCCGCGTCGAGGGGAGGAAGTAGCCGATGGGGATCGAGACACTGATCGCGGCGCTCGCCGCAGCCATTCCGAGTGCAACCGCAACCTCCGCAGCGGCAGGCGGCGTCGCCGCAGGAGCAACAGCGGGAGTCGCGACCGGATCGACGATCGGCGGAGCGATCGGGGGTACGCTCGGCTCCGCCGTCGGACTCGGGACGCTCGGATCGAGTGTGGGATCGACCGTTGGTGGTCTTGCGGGTGCCATCCCGGGTGCGGCACTCGGAGGTGCCATCGCGGCACCGACGGCGACGGCCGCACTCGGCTCTCTCGCGGCCACCGGAGCGCAACTCGCCACCAAGCCCAAGACGCCCGATCCGGGTGCCGCCGCGCGTGCTGCCGAAGCCGAGCGATCGGCCATCCAGAACGAAGTCGCACGAAGGCAGCGATCCTCGGGGACTCTCCTCTCGCGCTCCGGACCTCGCGCGACCGCGCGCACCTCAGGTCCGGGCCGCACGCTCCTCGGTGCCCGATAGGTGCCGCTCGACCTCTCCGATGGGAAAGCCGTCCTGCGGCGCTTCGAGGCGCTGAAAGGAAACCGCTCGAACTTCGAGACGCTCTGGGAAGAGGTCGCAACCCACGTCGTTGGCGCGCGCTCGTTCACGAACACGCGCTCTCCCGGTGAGAAGCGAACCCAGCACATCTTCGATACGACCGCGCTCCACGCAGGCAACCAACTCGCTGGCATCTTCCACGGCGTACTCACGAACCCTGCCTCGCGCTGGTACTTCCTCGATGCGGAACCCGAGTCGGCGATCCACGATCGCGACGCGAAGGCGTGGCTTGACCGGGCCGATGCGGTCCTCCAGATCCTCTTCCGGCGCGGTGAGTTCGGGTTCCTGACGGCCATCGCCGAGAACTACCGAGATGACGTTCACTTCGGAACCTCGTGCATCTTCGTCGAGGACCGCCCCGGTCGCGGCGTGCAATACCAGTCGATCCCGCTCTCCGAACTCTACTTCGATGAGGATGACTACGGGCAGCCGGATCTCCTGTTCCGTCACCACAAGATGACGCTCCGCCAGTTCGTATCGCGCTATGGCGAGAAGAACCTCGGCGAGAAGATGAAGAACCGATACGAGAAGAGCCCCGAGGACACGACCGAGGTCGTGCAGTGTGTCCATCGACGCTCCGATGCGTCGGGTGGGCCGCGCGATATCCGGCCGTGGCGAAGCGTCCATGTGATGAAGGAAGAGAAGAAGGTCGTTCAGGAGTCGGGGTACTGGTCGCGACCCTTCCACATCTCGCGTCTCACGAAGGACACGGGTGAGCTCTATGGGCGCGGTCCCACGATCTTCTCGCTCTCGGACGCGAAGATGTTGAACGAGATGTGCAAGACGCGCCTCGTGATCGCGCAGAAACAATCCGATCCGCCGCTCCTCGTGTCGCACGAAGGCATCCTGTCGCAGCTCAATACGGGACCGGGTGGCGTTACGGTGAGCGAGGGATTTGCGCTCGAACAAGGCCGTCGACCACTCGTTCCTCTCTATGATGGGAACGGAAGCGGCTGGATCATTACCGAGAAGGCGATCGAGGCGACGCAGCGAAGCGTTCGTGAGCACTACATCGGAGATGCGCTCGCCGCGCAGCTCCAGCAATACATGACGGCGACGCAGACGATCGAGATCAGCCAGATCGTGACGCAGCGCCTATTGTCTCAGGTGTCGCGCATCCAGGTCGAGAAGATCGAACCGATGCTCGCACGCACGCTCGACGTCGCGGAGCGGGGTGGGCTGTTGCCTCCCCGGCCGCTCTCGCTCCGCGGCGCTCGAATCCGCGCTCGCTTCCTGTCGCCTGTCGAACGGGCGCAGCGGCAGGAAGAGTTCCGCGCCGTGATCGGGACGTGGACGGCCGCTGCCCAGATTGCTCCCGTCCATCCCGACGTGTTCGACAACTTCGATCCGGATACGGCGGCGCGACTCCTGCCGGAGATGCAGGGCGCACCGCCCCAGATCATGCGGTCGATCGAGGAGCGCGATGAACTCCGCGAGATCCGAGCGCAGCGTGAAGCCGCACAGGCGCAGGCCGAGCAGTTCGCGCAGGGGGCGGAGGTCGCCTCGAAGCTCCTTCCCGCGCTCGCGAAGGCGAGTCAGGCGCAAGCCGCGTGAGCGCCGCCGAGAGGGTGACTTCGCTCGTCGATCGGATCGAGAAGCGACGAAGGCTTCGGTCGCAGTACCGGGCCGTGTTCTCGACCGAAGACGGGAAGAGCGTACTCGAGCACCTCGCGCGCGAGTGCGGGATGTTCGATGACCGGATCGGATCGAACGAGAAGGAGACGTGGCTCTATCTCGGCGAACGCCGCATGTTCTTGCGAATCCTATCCTTCTTGCGTATGACTGACGAGCAACTGAACGCACTCGTGCTCAAAGACGAGTAGGAGAACACCGCATGGCCGCTCCCGCGATCCAAGACCCGGCGCCGACGCCGGACGAATCGAACCCGTCGCAGCCTGCACAGACGCCCCCCGCGTCGTGGCGCGATGGCATTCCCGACGAATACCGCAACCATCCGGCCATCGCCGAGCACAAGGACCCGGCTTCGCTTGCGAAGTGGGCGATCAACGCGCACAGCCTGATCGGCCGCAAGGGCGTGATCCTCCCGAAGGACAACGACCCGAACGATCAGGCCCGGTTCTGGAACGAGCTCGGTCGTCCCGAGTCGCCCGAGAAGTACGACCTCGGCGATTGGGCCCCGCCCGAAGGACTCGCCTGGGACGGCGACTTCCAGAAGGAAATGCTCGCCGACATGCACGCGGCAGGCATCACGAACAAGCAGGCACAGGCGATCCTGGGGAAGTACGCGGAGCGAACGGCCGCGCGAGTCGCGCAGTTCCAGCAGCAGATCGCGCATACCTCGGAATCGACGGCCGCCTCGCTCAAGCAGGAGTGGGGGTCGGCCTTCGATGCGCGGATCAACCTTGCGGCGCGGTTCGTGCAGATGGTCGCTGGCGACCGCTCAGACGAGATCCTGCACACGAAGCTCGCCGACGGATCGGAACTCGGCGACCATCCCGACATCGTTCGGATGTTCGCCAAGGCTGGCGAGACGGTCCGCGAGGATGTGCTGTCGACCGACTCGACGATGCGCGCGGTCGCGCAGCAGACGCCGGATGTGGCGCAGTCCGAGATCAATCAGCTCTACGCCGACAAGGACTTCATGGCGGTCTACAACAACCGAAGTCACCCCTCGCACCAGGAGTTCCATGAACGGATGAACCGCCTGTACGCGATTGCGGGATCGGGGAGAGGGAAGGGATAGTGACGATGACGCTCGAGGAACAGCGCCTTCTCGCCTACAGCACGGCTCTCTCGCAGGGCTACAAAGAAGCCGCCGTGATTGGGGATTTCGCCGAAAAGGTATCGGAATGGATCGCCAGCAAAGAGCAGTCGTCGCTTGCGTGCGATGCACTCCGGATGGCGCTCAAGTCGCCTTCGGTAGGGAAGAACCCGGCCGACCTATTGACCGTGGCGGAGACGCTCTATACGTTCGCCGTCAAGAAGCCCGTGCCCAAGACACCTCCCGCGCCGGAACCGAGAATGATCAAGCTCGGTTCGAGGCGAGCCAAGGGAGCCTGAGGCAACCGGGATCTGGGTCCGCGCTGCGCGCGCGAGTGCGTTAGGACGCGGGGAGCCCTCGAAGCATCGGCTTCGTCTGCTCCGTGGGAGTTCCACGGGGAACCAGGACGACGCCTCTGTGAGAGGTTCCTCGCGTGTCCGACGCAATCGAAACCCATTTAATCCAGAAGTATACCGACGGCATTCGCATCCTGGCTCAGCAGGACATGTCGCGGTTCACGTCCAAGGTCGACTACCGGACCGACCTGGACGGCAAGGTCACGTTCATCGACCAGGCCGGTCGAACGTCGATGGCCCGCAAGTCCGGTCGACACGTCACAGTCGATCCGGTCGAGTTCGAGCTCTTCCGACGCCGGGTGGCGCACGAGACGTTCTACAGCGACAACAACGTCTCTCGAACCGACATCCGCAAGGTGCTGAACGACCACACGGGCGCGCTCGGCCGGATGCAGGCGATGGCAATGGGCCGCAACACCGATCAGGTGGTGACGGATGCGGCGCTCGCCACGGCCTACACGGGCGAGACGGGATCGACCTCGACGGCGTTCCCGACATCGACGCATCAGATCGTGCACGGGAGCGTGGGTCTCAGCACGGCGAAGTGCATCAACGCCAAGCGCATCCTCGACGAGAACGAGGTGTCGAAGATGAGCCGCTACGCCATGTGCACGGCGGAGCAGCTCACGACCGATCTGCTCAACGACGCGCAGGCACGGGACGGCGACTTCAACACGATCCGTGCCCTCGTTCGTGGCGAGATCAACACCTGGCTCGGGTTCGAGTTCGACCAGTTCGAGGGGCTTGCGAAGGCGTCTGGAAGCACGACTCGGAAGTGCCTCTTCTGGCAGCGAGAGAGTCTCCTGCTCTCGATCCGAGACGTATTCGTTCGCGTGAGCGAGCTTCCGCAGATGCACTACGACTGGCAGGTCTACCTGTCCTACGACGTGGGTGCGACCCGCACGGACGAGTACGGCGTGGTCGAGGTGCAGTGCACCGAGACGGACACGGCTCCGTAGTCTGAGTTCGCCCGGTCGGCTGGTGCGTGGGTACGTCCTAGTCGACCGGGCTCTTTCGATCGAGGTTCATCATGGCTTCTTTCTACAGTGGTCTCGTCTCTTCGTCGGGAACGTCGCTCGGCACGCTTCCGTATGTCGCTCCGGGCTTCCTGGCGGGAGCGCGCGTGCGAACCAAGGTGGCTCGCATCACCGTGGCCTCGGGAACGGACCTCGCGGCGGCCGACAAGTTCTACTTCGCGACCATGAACTCGGGCGACCGCATCCTCGACCTTCGGCTCGGAAACGATCAGTTCCCGGCGTCGACCACGGTCGACTTGGGTCTGTACCTGCGCGGCTCCAACCACGACGGGGCGGTCGTCGATGCGGACCTCTTCGCCTCGGCGGTCGACCTCAACACGGCGCGCACGGGCGCGCTCGTGAGCGTGTTCGCGGAGAACTTCGCGACCTCGACCGTCGGTGCGACCGATGCCGGCAAGACGCTCTGGCAGCTTGCGGACCTCGGCGCAGCGACGCTGACCGCAGACCCGCGTGTCGAGTACGACATCATCGCGACCGAAGTCGGGAATCCGTCGGCCACGGGGTCGGATCTCGATATCCTGCTCCTGATCGACTACATCGCTGGCGTCTAGGCTTCACGCGCCTTTCGTGGTGTCGGGCGTGTGAACGGCGGTCGGGTAGACGAGTCGCGGCGTCTGCCCGACCGCCACGCCAGTAGGCGGACCAACGAACGATGTCGATTCCCTCGCTCGCCTCGGATACCGAGATCATCAATCTGGCCCTCATCCGGTTGGGCCACGACACCATCGCGGATATCGACGAAGATACGCCTGCTGCGATCCTGGCGCGGGCGACCTACGACACGGCTCGCCGATCGCTGCTCGAGATGCAGGCGTGGAACTTCGCAACCCGCTGGACGACGCTCAGCGCGGGAACGCTCCCCACTGCCGCTGCCGCGAAGTACGACTACGCCTTCCCGCTGCCGTCGGATTGCATCCGGGTGCTCGAAGTCGAGTTCCAGTCGCAGAACGAAGGCGAAGAGTGGGAAGTCGGCGAGGACGACCTCCTCCTCACGAACCTCGCCTCGGACAACCTTCGGATGCGATACGTGTTCGATCACACGAACGTGGCGGAGTGGTCGCCTTCGTTCATCGACACGCTCGCGTCGAAGCTCCAGGCCGAGTGGGCCGAGTCGCTCGTCAAGGACACGGCGCTCGCGAAGCGGCAGACGGAGCAGTACGAAACGGTGCTCGCGCGAGCGCGTACCTACGACAGCGCGCAGATGACGCCGCGCCGCATCGAAACCGACGCCTGGACGCGAGTTCGGTAGGTCGTGCCGGACGCGACGTTCGTGCATCGCGCGTTCAACGGCGGTGAGTTCGCTCCGTGGTCGGAAGGCCGAACGGACGTAGCGTCCTACCGCTCCGCATCTCGTCGCATCGAGAACTTCATCCCGACTCCGCAGGGCGGCCTCGTTCGACGTCCCGGAACCCGGTATCTCCGCACGCTCTCGACCGGAGCTGCGCGCCTCATCCCGTTCATCATCGCGAGAAGCGATGCCTACGTTGCGGTGTTCGGCGACTACGAAGTCCGGTTCATCCGAGACAACGGCGTCCTCAACTACAGCAACGCGACCGCAAACGCGATCGATGTGATTACGACCGCAGACCAGATCGAGCTCGAAGATCATGGGTTCTACCACGGCCAGAAGATCCAGCTCTTGAGTACGGGCGGTGCGCCGACGGGTTTGGCTACGTCGACCGACTACTACGTCGTTCTCCCGAGAACCGTTGAATGCACACAGCAGGTCGGAAAGACATTCACGTCGATCGGGAGTCACTATCTCCGTCCGGACATGGGCCCGTACATCGTTCGCGCCGATGCCAACAACTCGAT